ACGAACATTCAGAGAGCTATTACCGTCACGAACAGAATCTCGCAAGAGAACAATAAGGCGGCAAATAGTTACATGAATCTGTATGCCAAAATCAAAATGGCTATGGGTGTTGTGCGTACTGGTGCGAGAGTAATCGCTTCGTGGATAACACAGTCCAACCAGTACATTGAGGATTTGAACCTGTTTACCGCTTCTATGGGTAAATACGCAGAGGAAGCACAGAACTACGCAGAAGCAGTCAGCGAAGCTCTCGGTATCGACCCGGGCGAGTTCATGCGAAATCAAGGTGTGTTCAACACCATCATTAGCGGTTTCGGCGTGGCGAGCGATAAAGCGTACCTCATGTCCAAGAACCTCACACAGCTCGGCTACGACATTTCTTCGTTCTTCAACATTTCGTTTGAGGACGCAATGCAGAAGTTACAGTCGGGTATCTCGGGTGAACTTGAGCCGCTTCGTAGACTGGGTTACGACCTGTCTGTTGCAAGACTGCAAGAGGAAGCTCTTGCTCTCGGTATCGAGAAAAAGGTCTCTGCTATGACACAGGCTGAAAAGTCGCAGTTGCGTTACTACGCAATTATGACACAGGTAACTACCGCTCAAGGTGATATGGCTCGTACTCTGAACGCTCCGGCGAACCAGCTTCGTGTTTTACAGGCACAGGTTACGCAGTGTGCAAGAGCAATCGGCAACCTGTTCATTCCTATGCTCAATGCCATTTTACCGCCTGTAATTGCAGTGGTAAAGGTTTTGCGCTCTCTTATCGTTACGATTGCCGGATTGTTCGGTATCAATGCTGACCGATTTGGGGATATGTTCTCCGATGTATCTTCTTCGGTTGGTAGCACCGCAAGCGGTTTGGAAGATGTATCTGACGGACTGGGTAACGCTACCAAGGCGGCGAAGAAACTGAAAAACGCAATGCTCGGCATTGACGAATTGAACATTATCTCCCCGAACGATGATTCCAGCGGAAGCGGAAGCGGTTCGGGTGCTGGTATTGGCGGTAACGATTTGGGTATCGACCTTCCCACATACGATTTTCTCGGCAATGCTGTTTCTTCTAAGATTGACGCTATTGTCGATAAGCTGAAAGAATGGCTCGGTCTCAATGAGGAAATCAATTCGTTGTCTGACCTGTTACATACACGGTTGGGACGAATCTTAACCACAGTCGGTGCTATTGCATTAGGGCTGGCGGCATGGAAAATCTCAAAGGGTGTGCTTTCTGCATTGAAATATATGCAGAATCTCAAGAATTTGGGATTGGATAATGCGTTCACTATCACGGTCGGTATCAGCTTGCTTGTCACAGGCGTTGCCCTCGAATGGGCTGGTATTATTGATGCAATCAAGTACGAGCTGAACAAAATGAACTTTGCTCAAATCATTGCCGGAGGGTTGCTTACCATCGGTGGAAGTTCGATTTTGGGTAAAGGAATTGCTGGCTGGATTATGTCCTCGTTTGCAGATAGCTCTATTGCGGCGGCATTGACTATGGCGGCGAGCAATCTCGGTCTCGGGACTGCAACGGCGGCTGGTGCGGCTATTGGTGCTGGTATTGGTGGAATCATTGCTGGTATTCCGGCATATTTCACTGGTATTTATGACGCATTAAAGAACGGTCTGAACTGGCTGAATGGTCTGCTTATCCCGGCTGGCTCTACGGCGGCGGCGGCTGGTATCGGTGCTATCATTGGTGCTTGTGGCGGTCCGATAGGTGCTGGAATTGGTGCGTTGATTGGTCTCGCTGTCGGTTTGGTGACTGACGGAATCATTGCTATTAAAGAGCATTGGAGCGAAATCACCACATTTTTGAACAAGTTCTTCACTGTAACCGTTCCGGGTATGTGGAACAAATTCAAAGCGTGGGTACAGAAGTTGCCGTCCAAGGTCTCCGAGTTTTTCTCTAACCTGTGGAAACCTATCGAGAATTATGATTGGTACGGATTGGGAAAGAATATCGGAACATGGTTCGGTAATGCGGTAAAGAGCGGAATTGAGCTTGTGACGGTGAAAATTCCAAACTGGTTTACCTCCACATGGGAAGCGGTTAAAAAGGCATTTTCCACATTCTTCACACAGACATTGCCAAAGTTCTTCACGCAGACGATTCCCGAATTGTGGAACACCATTTCGGAAGCGTTCGTTACCTTTTTCACCGAGACACTGCCCGAGAAGCTGTCTGACATTGGAACATGGTTTCACGATGTTGGCAAGGCGGTATGGGACGGCATAGTTGAGGGCTGGAACGCCGGAATCAAGGCTATTGGTGATTTTATCAAAGGCTTTGTCGATGGCGTGAAGGAAGCTCTCGGTATTCATTCTCCGTCTACGGTATTCGCTGAAATCGGAAGGTTCTGTATTGAGGGACTGTTCAATGGACTGGGTGAAACGGTCAAGGGTATTGGCAAGTGGGTGAAGAAAAATATCATTACCCCTGTAAAAAATGCTTTTACAAAGAACCCTGTTGCTCTCGCAATTAAGAACAACACCTCCGACTTGTGGAATAAGGTCACAAATTGGTGGTCTTCGGAAACAAAGGACGGCGTTTCGGTTAAAACAGCAGTCCAACTTGCAAAAGACGGCTGGGACACAGTTTCCGGCTGGATTGGTAAGATTCCTGTCGTAAAGCAGTTTATCACTCTTGCGAAGCACCTGTGGACTTCTGTGAAAGACTGGGTTGGAAAAATCCCTACCCTCTCGCAGTTCATCGCTCTTGCAAAGGAGAAATGGGAATCTGTGAGGGACTGGATTGGAAATATCCCGGTTCTTGAACAGGGTATCAAGCTGGTAAAGAGCTTATGGACTACTGTAAAGGGTTGGGTCGGTAACATTCCTACTCTCGACCAAGGAATCGCTCTTGCAAAACAGGCATGGTCTACTGTAAAGGTCTGGATTGGTAACATTCCTGTTCTTTCTCAAGGAATTGCTCTCGCTAAACACCTGTGGACTACGGTTAGAAACTGGATTGGTAATATCCCGGTTCTTTCACAGGCAATCAGCCTTATCAAGAGTGGCTGGTCTAAAGTGAGTTCGTGGGTTTGGAGCTTCGGAAGTGGCGTTATCAGCCAAGGTGTCAGTCTTGCGAGAAACGGTTGGAGTACGGTTGCTTCGTGGGTACGCACACAAATCGGCGGTGCTGTTGATATAACTGTCAATCTGATTAGCAAATGGAAAGGTAGAATCAAAGAGTTCTTCGGCTTATCCGGTGGTGGTGTTATCAGTGCTGGCGGCGGTATCAAGATGTTCGCTTCCGGCGGTATCATCACTCCGAATATGTGGAAAGCAATGCCGAAATATGCTGGCGGCACGAACCGAGCGCATGGCTCTATGTTTGTTGCTGGTGAGAGCGGTGCAGAGCTGGTGGGTCATATCAACGGTACAACCGAGGTTCTGAACCGATTCCAGCTTGCCGAGGTTATGCACAGCTCCATTGTGAGCGGCATGGCGCAGTTTGCGAGATATTGGCAGTCCATGTCTCACGACCTTGTTACCTGTGCAAATGGCGTTATCAACGCTGTTATGGTAGGAACGGCTGGTATAAACGATGGTCTTGCCCTCGCTTCCGCAAGTGGCTACGACCCCTCTTACAAACTGGCACAGTCCGTCTATGAGGAGAATCAAAAATCCTATCGCACGGCAGAAAGCTCCATGTACGAGGATATGAGGGACTTCTATCGTGAGTTCATGGAAAGCTCTATCAACCGTATGGTTGTTGCAACCGAGAGACAGGCAGACAAGAAGGAACAGACCATCGTAAAGGTCGGCAACCGTACAATCAATGACGCTGTTACCACGCAGAAGGAAGCGAACGGTTTCAGCTTTACCGAGTAACTACCCGGGAAAGGAGATTCAGTATGATAACACTCATGCTCGGTGCTGGGAGGAAGCTGGGCTTCGGTAGGGGGAACACTCCCCCTACTGACTGGCTGACGCCCGGTAATTATCACACAATAACAATTTGAAAATAGGAGGAACACCAAATGAAGGTTGATATTAAAGATTATAAATCGTTCGAGCAGTTGTCCGAGGGCATTAAAGAGTTGAACGAAAAATGGAAAGAAACCAGCGCACACGCTGATAAGAAGCTGACATTCACAGGTATTCAGAAACAAATGCAGTCACTCTATGTGTTTATCACCAATGAGCGCACCGATTTGTATGCGAATATCGACAAACTGAAAGATGTGTGGAGCGGTAAGGTGATTGCCGAACGCCGAGAGAAGCTCGTACAGCAGTTCAATGACATGGTGAAAACCATCATTGAAGCTACAAAACAGGATATTGCTATTCTGACAAGCTCCAAGTTTGAGAAAATCGGCGATATGCTGTGTACCGCACCTACTGATGAACAGCTTCGTCTTCTCAAGGCATTGCAAATGCGTGGCGATGTGGATTCCGTTGAGGTACACCACATTCTCCCGATTTTCTTCGAGAACTATCAGTCCATGAGGGTTTTACAGGCTGTCAGCGAGCAGAACGGTATCAAGCTCCGTCTGCCTGTACAGCTCGATTGCCGGAAAATGTTCAATACGTTGAATGAAGCAAGCAACTACCTGTTGGCGGCTTGCAATGAGTTTTCTAAGAAGTGGGATAACATGGACATTCGATTCCATGCTTTCTACACCGTAAACGAGGACGAAAAGGATAAGCAGTACGACCCTGTGTACCAGCGTTATATTGACCTGTTCGATAATACTCCCCAGTTACAGGAAGTGAAAGCTGAAAAACAGCGTCTCTCCAAAGGCGAACTCGCAAGAATTAACTGGTACATGAGAGACGTTAAAGGACTGGACATTTCCAACCCGGCAGACTGTATCACTATCATTAAGAAAATCAATGATGTAGTGAAGGAACACCCGGACATGGTGACTTTGTTCAAACTGTCCGAGTATAAAGACTTGCTGGGTGATGAAAAGCCCCCTGTCGAAGACAAGCTGACAGAATAAGCGTTTAGATATGGCAAAAGCCCTACCCGGTATGAACCGCACCAGATTATGCGGACAGCACAAAAAGCCCCCATGTAGGATATTGAGTTTTAAGCGGAGTGGCGCAGCGTTTTTGTTTGGATGCGTTCGTGGTTATAGAAGTAAATATACCTGTCGATCAGTTCGTTTGCTTCTTGGAGCGTCTTTGGCTTGTGGCGGTAGATGCACTCTGTTTTCAGAATGGAGAAGAAATTTTCTGCCATGGCATTGTCATAAGGATTTCCTTTCCTTGACATGGACGGCGTTATGCCGTAAGATTGTGTTAGCTTGAAGTATGCTTGCGATGTGTATTGAAAGCCTTGGTCGCTGTGGAGCTGCAACTCCGCAGCGACTTTCTCTTTCTTCATTGCCAGACGAATCGTGTCCAGAACAAGATTCACAGTCTGCCGACTTGCAGTCTTGTAGGCCACAATACTGTTGTCATACAGATCTCGGATCATGGACAGATATAAAATGCCTTCTTTTGTGTGGATGTAAGAAATGTCCGTGACCCATTTCTCGTTTGGCCTGACCGCCCGGAACTGTCTGTTCAACAGATTTTCGTATTTGTGTACCTGCTGACCAAGATTTACCCATTGGCGGCGTCGGCGAACCTCAGACAATAATCCATATTTTTTCATGATTCTGAGCACAGTCTTCGGATCTCTTTGAATATTTCTGCCTTTTAACCACTTCCATACACGTCGATAGCCATAGGTCTTATCTGTCCTGCGCTGACATTCCTCGATTTCCTTTGCCACAACAGCATCGCGATCCGTCTCTCCCAGACGCTTTTTAAAGCAGTAGTAACCACTTCTGGATACCCCGAAGAATTTGCACATAACAGATATTGGGTATTCTCCCCGGTGACGGTGAATGACGGCGTACTTTGCCTTTGGCCTCACTTCCTTTCTGTGGACTGCAGAAAATCCTGCAGTAATTTCACTTCCATCTTGAGCCGCTTATTCTCATACTTATATTCCTGCAGCGTCTTTGCAGGCTTCCTGCCACGAAACTTCGGCGCACCCTTGGCGGCTTTTTTGCGTTGCCGCTTCAGCAGATTGTGAACCGGACGGTCTCCCTCCAAGCCAAGTTCCGCTTCGATTTCCCTGTGGCTCTTCCCTGATTCTAACATCTTTTCTATGGTCGGTAGTAGAACCTGCATATTGGTGTATCTTCGTTTGCTCA